GGCGCTGCCAAAATGGGCTTTTTGCAATCACCAGAAGGTGACGGTTTCGATGGTGAAGACACCATTGACGATTATCAGCCTGTCATGGACGCAAGTCCTGGCTCAATTCAACAACTTCCGGCTGGAATGTCTTTTTCAGCTTGGGATCCCACACACCCAACGACTGCATTCCCAGACTTTCACTCTGCTGTTTTACGCTCGATTGCTTCCGGTTTGGGTATCAGCTATGCCGAGTTGAGTAACGATCTGACAGGCGTCAATTATTCGAGTATTCGGCAAGGCGCAATCTCAGAACGTGATCATTACCGGATGCTTCAGAAGTTTTTGATTACTCACTTAGCCAAACCGATCTATCGCGAGTGGCACAAAGTCCAAGTTCTGAGAGGAACCTTTGATTGGAGCATGGAAAAAGCCGAATCGAAGTTCATTCCGTCCGCAGAATTCAGAGGGAGAGGTTTCGCTTGGGTAGATCCTGCTAAAGAAATTAGCGCAGCCACGGCAGCGGTTCAGTCTGGGTTCATGTCTCTCTCTGACGTTCAACTTCAGTATGGGCGAGATCCAGAAGAAGTGTTTAGCCAGATTCAGCAGGATGTTCAAATGGCAGAACGCTACGGAATTGAGGTTGGACACTTTAAACCATTAGGGCCAAAGCAACCGTTTTTCCTAGATTTGACACAAGTCGAGATTGCAGAAAACGAACAAGAGCAAGCGGATGAGTGAGGGACATCAGCCGACGCAAGGGATGGTGGAAGAAGCCAAAAAGGGATTGGCATGGCGGAAAGAATTTGGGCGAGGCGGAACACTGATTGGAGTGGCGCGAGCCAGAGACATTGTAAACGAAAAGAATCTCTCACTAGATACCGTCAAAAGAATGAAAAGTTTTTTCGCTCGCCATGAAGTCGATAAAAAAGCCGAAGGTTATAGACCAGGAGAGAAAGGCTATCCAAGCAACGGACGGATTGCAAACGCTCTTTGGGGTGGAGACGCTGGACAAACTTGGGCCAATAAAATCGTTGAGCAAGCAAACAACGAAGAAAAGGAACGTATGGAAGCAAAAGATTTAGCGACTAGACATATTTTGGAAGTCGAAGAAACAGAAAACGAATATATCGTTGCCTTTGCGAAGGCCAAAGCCGAAGAAGTCGCAGAAGAGCCAGAAATGGAAATGGCAGAGGAAGAGAGAAAAGCCACACCTGAACCTCTCAGATTTCGAGTGGGCGAGGTTGAACGCGGCTGGTCATATGACAAAGAGAAAGATGATCGCAGAGTCAGATTAGCTTGGTCTTCACAATCCCCAGTTGAAAGAGAATTCGGCTATGAGGTTTTAGGCCATAGTGAAGACGAAATCGATTTGAGTTTTGCGAGAAGCGGCAGAATGCCTCTTCTTTTAGATCACGATATGCGCCAACAGATTGGCGTTGTCGAGAATGTGAACCTTGACAGTTCTGCCGGAGTGGCAAGAGCAACAGTGCGCTTTGGAAAAGGCGTTCTAGCGGAAGAGGTTTATCAAGATGTCGTTGATGGCATCAGAACCAATGTTTCTGTTGGTTACAGCGTCAAAGGAATGAGTCCAACTGAAGAGGAAATCGACGGAAGAACTGTTTTTCGAGTAAACGCCTGGTATCCGCAGGAAGTATCAATTGTTTCAGTCCCAGCCGATAAAGGCGTCGGGATTGGTAGATCACTACCCACAAAAAAGGAAGAAAAAATGGAAATGGAAGGCGTAAATGTGCAGGTCACTAAAGAACCTGTCCCAGTGATTGATGAAAAATCTGTGCGTCAGCAGATGCTCAACGAACAAAACAAAATCCGCTCTTTAGCTGAAGGTTTTGGTAAGTCTGACTTTGCAGAGCGAGCCATTCGAGAAGGCAAGCCATACTTGCAGTTTGCTGAAGAGTTAAGCGACGAAGTGCGAACAAATCCGCATGTCGTTCAGCCGGAACTGACGAAGAAAGAGAAGCAAAACTACTCTTTAGTGCGAGCAATCCAAGCCGCAGCTAACAACGATTGGAGCAACGCTGGATTTGAGCGCGAGATTTCACGCGAAATCGCCAGCCGAACCGGAAAAGAGCCGCGAGGTTTCTACATTCCAGACCACGGATTCCAAAGCAGAACACTAACCGGAGTAACAGGTTCAAGCGGCTCTGGGTTTGGTGACAAGGCGGTAGCGGATAATTTCCTGGCAGACCGTTTCATTGATGCGCTGATTTCAACCTCAATTATGGGGCAAGTTGGCGCAACTCGCTTTGAGGGTTTGGTTGGTGATGTTCAAATCCCCAAGTTTAGCGCCAATGCTTCTGTGACATTCCAGGCTGAAACTGGATCAGTTGCCAATGGTGAGCCCGATTTTGGACAAATCACCATGAGTCCAAAAACCGCAGCGAACAAAATCCAGATTAGCCGACAGCTTCTGCACCAAGGACTCAACGGAAACATTGAGCAAACCTTGAGGGATCACATGATCCGGCTGTTTGCGGCAAAACTGGACAATGTCGCAATCAAAGGTGGCGGTTCTAATGAGCCTACCGGAGTTCTGGGAACTACCGGAATTGGTGACGTTGAGAGTGCCGGAACCTCTGGAAATGCGGCTTTGACGTATGGCAACTGCGTTGACATCTGGAGTGAAGTTGCAGCAGACAACGCACTGCTTGGCAGTCTCTACTGGGTGACTCATCCAAGAGTCGTTGGCAAGCTGATGCAAACACTGGTGGCAAGTTCAACGGATTCCAGAATGATCATGATGGATACGGATTCATTGTTGGGTTATCCCGTTGTTCAAACCACACAAGCGCCAAGTTCAGCGCCATATGCCTTGCTATTCGGTAATTTCACCGATCTTTATCTGGGCTTCTTTGGTGCGCTGGATGTTCTCGTTGATCCGTATGGCGCAGCCGGAACCAGCACGGTGAACCTCTACTTCTATCAGATGATGGATGTTGCTGTTGCCCGACCTGAAAGCTTCTCAGCCGCACAGGATGTGACTGTCTGAGTGTTTCATTTAGATGAACTGAAGGATTGGTGCAGAGGCGAAGTTGCACTTTTGATTTGCGGAAGCCCTTCTGCACCATCTGACGTTCGTCGTTCAAACTGGGAGAGCGCACATTGGATTTCGGTAAATCAACATGCTGCGCTCTTACCAGACTTGGCTTGGGCTTACGCCCACGATCCAAGCATGATTCAGTTTTTAAGAGAAGACATTGGAATTCAATGCCCGATTGTCTCTCCGCAATTTAAGGATTTAAAAAAAGGCGACATTTACGCAGGCATTTGCCCTTGGGTTCAACTTTCAGGCCCAGAAGCACTCTGGACAGCGGACTTTATGGGCTACAAAGAAATCTGGTTGTGTGGCGTTGATAACTACGAAAACACAAGGCGTGACTACTGGCATCAGTACGTCAGACCGGAAAATGACAAAGCCTTGAAAGGCAAGCGAAACCCAAGAAAATCAGCCTGGGGTGAAATCATTCGGAAACTAAGAAATCCAAAACGAGTGAAAACGTTTAATCCAGAACTTAACGAATTACTGAAGGCGATAAAATGAAAGTTCAAATCATTCGCTCAACAGTAGCAGACGGGCAGGTAGTCAAAGCCGGACAGATTGTCTCTGTAACGGTTGAAGCAGCTCGCGAAATCATGAGACTAGGTAAGGCAATTGCCTATGAAGAGAAAGAGCCGCTGATTGATCGAAGCGTGGGCTTAACTAGTGAGAGTCAACCCAAATTAGTAAAGCGCAAGCCAGCCAGAAAGCCAAAGAAGACTGAGCCAGATGATTGATATTGTCTGCATTTTATTTAAGCCCGAAGGCAAGGGATTACCCAAGTTTTCCCAAGGATATTCGGAAATCTGGGTGGACAAACTGGCTCAAGCGATTGCCAGACATACGACACAAAAATATAGACTGATTTGTTTAGTTGATCAGTTTTACGAATTTCAGGAAGAGGTTGACCAAGTTCAATTAAAAACAAACGAATCGGGCTGGGGTTGTGTGATGGAAACCTTCAGGCCGGATTTGGGAGAGAATCAGCGATTTGTTATCGGGCTCGACACGATCATTAAAGACAACATTGACGAGATTCTAAATTGGCGCGGCAGAGTCGGGCTTCTCACCGATCCAAACTATCCTGAAA